GAACGGATTATCGATGGTTGTTAACATAACTTTATTTTCAGTCATTATTTTTTTATTTAACTCCTTTCAAATACTTCGACACGGTAGATGTAGAAACGCCCATCTTTTTAGCAATATCATCAAGCGTATAGTTTGAAGCTGCCATAGCCTTTGCTCTGTTAATCTGCGCAGTACTTAAGCTATTAACTAGTCTAGGTGTAGCACGCTCTCTTAGCTTGTCTATATCAGAAGTATTGAGAATTCGCTTTAATTGATTCTCACTTATTGCGC